ATCTCAAGCTGGTGACCGGTAATCCCGGAAAACGCACGCTGAACCGCAAGGAGGCCAAGGCCAAAGCGGCAATTCCCGCGCCGCCGGTCCACCTCACCGCCGATGCGGTCGAGGAATGGAACCGGGTTGCAACCGATCTCTACAATCTCGGCATTCTCTCCGAGATCGACCGGGCAGCACTTGCGGCTTACGCGCAGGCTTATGGCCGCTGGGTCCAGGCCGAGCGGGCGATCGCCAAGATGGCCGAAAAGGACCAGCTGACCGGCGGCCTCATGATCAAGACCTCCAACGGCAACGCCATCCAGAACCCGCTGGTGGGCACCGCCAACAAAGCAGCCGCGGACATGATGCGCTACGCCGCAGAATTCGGGATGACGCCCAGTGCCAGGAGCAGGATCGCGGCCGCGCCGCCAGAAGATGGGGGCGACCCCGCCGACCGCTTCTTCGCCTGATCGCACGCTGGCGTATGCCAGGGCGGTTGTGTCAGGCGAGATCATCGCCGGACCCCACGTTCGCAACTCTTGCCACCGGCACATTGCAGATCTCGCGCGCAAGGATGGTATCTGGTTCGACGAGACGGCCGCCAACCACGCCTTCGCCTTTTTCGAGGAGGTGCTGAAGCTTTCTGAAGGCCAGTTCGAGGGCCAGCCTTTCCAGCTGGAACCGAGCCAGGCCTTTATCATCGGCAGCATCTTCGGCTGGAAACGCAAAGACGGCCGGCGCCGGTTCCGCCGCGCTTACATCGAACAGGGCAAAGGCAACGGCAAATCTCCGATCGCCGGCGGCATTGGCGTTTACGGGATGACCGCCTGCAAGGAGGCCGGCGCCCAGATTTATGCCGCGGCGGCTAAAAAGGAGCAGGCCAACATCCTGTTCCGCGATGCGGTGAAGATGGTACGCCAATCCCCGGCGCTGGCTCGGCGGTTGGAGTTCTCAGGCGGCCCGGGCCGCGAGTTCAACATCGCGCATTTGCCGTCGGGGAGCTTCTTCCGCCCGGTGTCGCGCGACACGGGCAAAACCGGTTCTGGGCCTCGGCCTTACTTCGTGCTGGCGGACGAGGTCCACGAGCTTCCGGACCGCTCGATTATCGAGATGCTCGAACGCGGCTTCAAGTTCCGCCGCGATCCGCTGCTGTTCATGATCACCAACTCGGGCTCAAACCGCAATTCTGTCGCTTGGGAGGAACACGAACACGGGATCCGCGTGGCATCGGGCAATCCCGATGCGGTGCTGGACCCGACTTACCTTGGCCAGGTGATCGATGACACGACGTTCAGTTATGTCTGCGCGCTCGACGAAGGCGATGATCCGCTGACCGATCCCACCTGTTGGATCAAGGCCAACCCGCTCTTGGGCGTCACGATTACCGACCAGTATCTTTCGGAGGTTGTGGCGCAGGCCAAAGCCATCCCGGGGCAATTGAACGGGATCCTGCGGCTGCATTTCTGCATCTGGACCGATGCCGAAACCGCCTGGATGGCGCGATCGACACTGGAACCCTTGCTAGCCAAGTTCGAACCCAAGCGCGGCCAGTCCGTCTGGCTTGGGCTGGACCTCAGCCAGAACCGGGATTTGACCGCACTGGCGGGCGTCCAGCGCAACGGCGAGAAGGATGGCAAGCCCTGCTTTGATGCATGGGTCGAGGTCTGGACGCCGGGCGATACGCTCAGTGCCAGAGTGCTGCGCGACAAGCAGCCCTACGATGTCTGGGTTGCTGGCGGCTTTCTGAATGCACCGCCGGGAGAAAACATCAGCTTGCGCCAGGTGGCACAGGCACTGGCTGAGATGACCAGTGATTACCGCGTGGAGACCGTGGCCTACGACCGCTACGCCTTTCGGCGCTTTGAAGAGGAAGTCAGTGAACTCGGGCTGTCGGTCAATTTCATCGAGCACCCGCAAGGCGGCACAAAACGCGGCAAACCGCAGGACGGGATGAGTGAAGGCCTGTGGATGCCGGGGTCGCTCCGGCATCTCGAGGAACTGATCCTCGAAGGCCGGATCCGGCTCAAACGCAATCCAGTGCTGATATCGGCAATGATGTCGGCGGTCACAGAGACTGACCGCTGGGACAACAAGTGGCTCTCCAAACAGCGGGCCATCAACAAGGTCGACGCAGCCGTGGCGCTGTGCATGGCAGTGGGGGCGGCAATGGCAGGCGATAGCACTGGCTCGATCGACGACTGGCTCAAGAGCCTCTCGCCGTGAACCTATTCCAAAAGGCGCTCGGTTACGTCGCGCGCTCCATAGGGCTTACAGATCCGCGCCTTAGCCAGGCAGTCGGTGGCCGCATGACAACCACCGGCGAAGTGGTTTCCACAGCCTCGGTGTTGGGCCTTGCTTCTGCATGGGCCTGCGTCAACTTACTTGCAGGAACGATCGCCTCGCTGCCGCTCATGGTCTACCGGACCCAGGGCGGCGCAAGGATGGTTGCAAGCGATCATCCGCTTTACATGATTTTACATAACAGCCCGAATGCAGATCAGACTGCGGTCGACTTTTGGGAGTTCATTTGCGCTTGTATCGAACTTGGCGGTAACGCCTATGCCGAGATCATAAGGTCCAGCGATGGCCGAGTGATAGCGCTCAGTGTGCCAATTGCTCCGGAAATCATGACCGTTCGCCGTCTGCGTGACGGCAGTCTGCAGTATGAATGGTCAGATGGCGGTATCCGTTTGGTCGCTGCCCAGGAGAATATGCTCCATATCCGGGGATTTGGGGGCAATCCGTTAGGCGGGCTCTCTACCTTGTCATTTGGCCGCCAAACCTTTGGGTTAGCCCAAGCCATAGAACGCGCCTCGGGCGATACATTCCGCAATGGGGTGCGGCCTTCGGGGCTCCTGAAGACCGCAGATACGCTCACCCTTGACCAGCGCAAGCAGGCCGAGGAACTGCTGCAGGAGAAGTTTACAGGCGCCATCAATGCCGGGCGGCCGATGTTGCTCGACCGAGGTATGGACTGGGTCCAGCTCTCGATTAGCCCGGAAGATGCACAGATGCTTCAGAGCCGGGCGTTCTCGGTCGAGGAGGTCTGCCGGTTTTTCGGCGTGCCGCCGTTCATGGTTGGCCACACCGAGAAGACCACCAGTTGGGGTACGGGTCTTGAACAGCAGACATTGGGGTTCCAGAAATTCACTCTACGCCGGCGCCTCAAACGTATTGAGCAGGCGCTCTCCAAGCAGCTCCTGTCGCCTGCCGATCGGCAAGCCGGGATCGTTATTGAGTTTAACCTAGAAGGCTTGCTGCGCGGAGACAGCGGCGCGCGAGCCTCCTTCTACCAGCAGATGTTGAGCAATGGCGTGATGACCATCAACGAGGTTCGTGCGCTTGAAAACCTTGCACCAGTCGAAGGTGGCGAGGTTCCGCGCATGCAGATGCAAAATGTTCCCATCAACCAGATCAGCCGTGGATCCGTGCAATCCGATACATCTGCTGCGCTGCCTGTGACTGACAATGGAGTTACCCCATGAACCACCTGGATTTCACATTAGATACAAAGGCGGTTTCTGACAGTGGCCTAATTGAGGGGATCGCTGCTGGTTACGGCAATATTGATGCTGGCGGCGATATCATTGTGCCAGGCGCCCTTAACCGATCGCTTAAAGGTCGCAAATCTGTGCCCATGCTGATGTTCCATGATCAAACCCGTCCTGCAGGGGTATGGACTGAATTTGTAGAAAGTAGCGAAGGTCTTGTTGTCAAAGGCCAGCTTTCACTCTCTTCCCAGTGGGGCCAGGAAGCTCATGGGTTGGTGCGTGATGGCGCCATTGGCGGGCTTTCCATTGGGTATAGGACGGTGCGCGAACAGCTCGTCGGCAAGACACGCCAGTTGCTTGAACTTGCACTTTACGAAGTGAGCCTGGTGACCATTCCAATGAATGAGCGGGCAGTCATAACCAATGTAAAATCGATCCTCGAAGATGGCCGCCTGCCAACCCTTCGCGAATTTGAGCATTTCCTGCGTGAGGCAGGGTTCTCGAAAAGTCAGGCTACCGCAGTCGCGGGTAAAGGCCTGGCGCCGCTGTTCCAGAGTGAGTCTGGCAGCACTTCTTCCGACTTTCTGTCGGCCCTTATGGCGCAAATGCGCGCCTGAATGTTATCCTGCAAATAAGGACTATTACATGAGCGATCAAAAAACCGCCGAGCAGCTTGCCGGCGAAGTCAAAGGCGTGCTCGATGCCCGCTACAGTGAAGTGCAAGCCAGCCTTGATACCAAGCAGGCAGAATTGCGGTCCATGCTGGAAACAAGACACGACGAGATCAAATCGGACCTTGATGGCAAGCACGACAAGGTAAAGGCCCTGGCTGAAGAAGCGTTAGGCAAAGCCCAGCGCGGCGAAGATTTATCTGCTGCGACCAAGCAACTGGCTGACGAGGCACTGACCGCGCTTAACGAGGCCAAAGCGCGCCTTGACGAGGTTGAGCAAAAGCTTGCCCGCAGAGTATCTGAAGACACAGCCCATCAGTTCAAAACCATTGGCGAACAGGTTGTAGCCGATAACGCCATGAAGGCATTTTTAGGCAACAGTTCGGTGCGTGGCCGCGCGAGCGTCGAGGTAAAGGCGATTATTTCAGCGCTTACCACTGACGCGAATGGCTCGGCGGGCGACCTTATCGTTGCTGACCGTCTGCCTGGCATAGTAATTCCAGGCCAGCGCCGTTTAACGGTGCGCGACCTGCTGACGCCAGGACGGACTGCCAGCAATTCAGTGCAGTATGTTAAAGAGACAGGCTATGCCAATGCAGCAGCCTCGCTCTCGGAAACTTCAGGGGGGACTAAGCCGCAGTCGGACATCAAGTTTGATGTCCTAACCAGTAACGTCACGACTATCGCGCATTGGGTTTTGGCGACACGCCAGATCCTTGATGATGTGCCGATGCTTCAATCCTACATTGATGGAAGGCTTCGTTACGGCCTGGCGCTCGTTGAAGAAAACCAGCTCTTAAATGGCAGTGGTACAGGTACAGATCTTGCTGGCATTTACACGCAGGCAACTGCGTTCACGCCTCCGATCACGATCCCTGCAACGGTGACCCGGATCGACGTTCTGCGCCTTGCTATGTTGCAGACAGCGCTCTCGGAACTGATGTCAACTGGCGTAGTGCTCCATCCAGCAGATTGGGCAGCCATTGAACTGCTTAAGGACAGCCAGGGCAGGTTTATTGTGGGTAACCCGCAAGGGACGATCACGCCTACGCTTTGGGGGCAGCCAGTGGTTTCGACCCAGTCGATGGCAACGGGCAAGTTCCTCACTGGGGCCTTCCAGCTCGGCGCGCAGATATTCGACCGCATGGACGCGGTGGTCGAGATTTCGACCGAGGATGATCAAAACTTCCGCAAGAACTTGGTGACGGTGTTGGCCGAAGAGCGGCTTGCCCTCGCGGTATATCGCCCCGAGGCCTTCGTGAAGGGCGACTTTGCGGCAGCTGCCACGGCAGCCACCAAGGTTTGATAAACAGCGGGGCTGGCATTGGTGCTGGCCCCGCTCATTTCACAGGAAATCGCAGATATGTTTTTACAGGCATTAGATACTATTCACGTGAGCAGCGTGAGTTCGGACAACATACTGACCGGCCAGAGTTTTGAGATTGACGATCTGGCAGCAGTCAGTTTGATAAAGCGCGGTCTTGCCATGGAAGCTGGCGCTAAGGCTCAAAAGTCAGGATCGGACGTGGGTTCCAAATCTGAAATTACCCTTGAAGCAGAGCTGGAAGAAACACAGCCGGCCTTGCTCAAATCAGGGACGAACAGTCGTAACAAGGCAGGCTGATGTCTGAAATATTCATAATCGATCCGCCACACGACCGAGCCGTCACCCTTGAGGAAGCGCGGCAGCAACTGCGGCTTGATGCCAGGGACGAGGATCTTTTGCTCGGCTCTAAACTAGATGCAGCGCAGGCTGAATTGGAACAGCAAACCGGACTTAAACTGTGCGAACAGACTTTGGAATTTCAGATCGAAAATTGGGAAAATGATATAATTGTCCCGGTCCGGCCATGCACAGTAATCCAAATCCTTTATACTGCGGCAAACGGCATCACTGCGGCCCTGCCGGAAGGTGATTATGTCGCTCGGCGGCGTAACGGATTTACGCGCATCCGCCCTGCATCGGGCAAACCTTGGCCAGAGCTGGGCCCAGACGGTCTGATCCAGATCAGCCTGTCTGCGGGATTTGCGGATACGGCCCCAGACCTTCAGATCGCGCGAGCCGCAATTCTGGTCAAAGTCGCCTCAATGTTTGAAAACCGGGAAGGTGCGGCCTGTCTTGCCTTTGATACGTTGGCAGGTCAGCTTAAATGTCGCTGGATCTAGCCTCGAAGCTTGGAACCCGGATCCAGATTGAGCGTAAGGTTGTCACGCGCCATCTGCAATACGGGACGCAGCAGGTCACTTGGGAGCAGTTTGCCAGCGTTTGGGCCGAGGTGAAGGATATTCTTCCTTCAAAGGCCGAGCGCATAGCCGATAGTATTCAGGTGAGCCGAAGGCCTGCACGCATCCGTCTGCGCTATTTAGCAGGTCTTACTGGCGACATGCGGATCAGAATTGATAATCGCCTCTATCAGATTGTCTCTGGTCCAGCCACGCTTGGCCGGCGTGAGGCCACAGAAGTCATGGTGGAAGAACACTCGACTGAAGGGGCCGCGCCATGACCATTAGGCTGAAGGGTGGGCCAGAGTTAATGCGCTTACTTGATGAATTGCCCAAGAACCTTGAGCGTAATGTCATCCGCGGCGGCCTTCGCGCTGGCGCCAAGGTCATCCAGCAACAGGCTAAAGCAAATGTCTCTGTTAAGACTGGCAAACTGAAGAAGGCGATCGGCATTGGCACAAGGGTGGAGGGATCGAAGCTATCGTCCTACGTGAAGCTGCGCGGTTCAGGCTCCTATCTGGGCCTATTCATTGAATATGGCGTCGCACCTCATTTGATCTCGGTTTCTGATGCAGACAAGCAAGTCCGCAAAACGCCTGGTGGCCGACAGGCAGTGTCAATCGGCACTATCAACAAGATGGTGAAGCGCGGCAGCTTGAAGATAGGCCAGAGCTTCGTTGGCCCTTTGATCATGCATCCTGGCCATGCTGCCAAACCGTTCCTGCGACCTGCTCTCGACCAGAAGGCCGAGGAGGCCGTCAACGCCATGGGCGCGTACATTGCCCACCGGGTCCAGATTGGCGATCTCAAGGCTCCAAAGCTTGAGGTCGACGACGAATGAACGGGGTCATTACGGTCCGTTCTCTTCTTGTTGGCTGCGCCGCGGTGACAGCGCTTGTTCCTGAAGCACGAATTGTGACCGGGTCCTTGTCGCTCGGGACAATGATACCAGCGATTGCGATAATGTCCGTCGGCAGCGTCGATCGGAATATTCCGGCTCCAGGTGCCAAGCGCCGTGTGACGGAGCGTGTGCAAGTGACCGTGCTTGCGCGATCTTATCCTGAAGCCAAGACGCTAATCGCAGCGGTTCGCGCTGCAGTCGCCGACCAGATGCCTACAATTGATGGGCTCACCGACATTAATGTCCACACAGATTCCACAGGGCCTGATTTTCTCGATGAGGAGACCGGTATCCACATGCAAAGCCAAGATTTACGCGTCTCATTCAACGAGGCACGGCTAGCCTCATTTTAATAAGGACCCATTGCTATGACAGTTCGGACTTCTGCCGGCACCACATTGAAGGTGTCGGCATCTTCTCCTGCGACCTTTGATCCCACAGGCTACAACGCGCTCAATATGACGGTGGTTGGCGAAGTGTCAGACCTTGGCGAGTTTGGTCGCGAGTTCAATCTTGTAACCTTTAACCCTGTCGGAAGCCGGGGTGTCGTCAAGAAGAAGGGCAGCTTCAATCAGGGCACGATGACCATCCAGATGGGCCTCGATACCGATGATACGGGGCAGATCCTGCTAAAATCCGCGTCGATGTCCGATGCCGATCACAGCTTCCTTGTCACCACCCAGAATGGCGACAAGTACTATTTCCAGGCGCAGGTCATGAGCTTCAAGGTCAACGTCGGCTCGGTCGACCAGATCACCACTGCCACCGTGACGCTGGAACTCACCACCAACTCTGCTGGTGTGGGTGTGGTCGAGGTGTTGGCGCCTTAAATCACCTACACGGGTAGTGGTCGCCCCAGCGCTTCCAAGTAGGCATTTTTGCCTTCCTCAATACGATGCGCATTGGCGATCATCACCCAGTGGGTGAAAGCAATCGCCCAGAGGCAGGCAACAACTAGCTCATTCCGTGTTTCACCAGTGGCATCACTTTTCATCGACCATGTGTGCCACTGGTTCATCACGTCAAAATCTGATGCCTCGACAAACCTTTTAAATCCAAGTTCGTTGGGGTGACAAGCTTCACTGAGAAGGTTGTACATCAGCTCGACGTCGAGGGAATTTCCACCTTTTTTTGCAATTTTATCAATCTTTCGAATCTCTGTTAGAATGTTGGTTTTTCGTAAGGGATGATCCTCATTGACTTGGCGGTTTCCGAAAATCAACTTTGTAAATTCGCGTTCAATTTCTTCAGCAAAAATCAGTCTGTCGATTTTACTCCAAGGAATAGTGAGTAGCGTTTTTCTGACAAAAGCAGCTCCAAGGATGTAGGATACTGCGGTTTCAAGCATAGATCTGCACAACACACATGCAGAAAGAACCTCGTTTGAATTCAAGGCCCGTACGGCCGGTGCAGACAGCTCAGTGACACGCCAGACCGAGACAATCTGATAAGCCTCTGCCATTCTCACAAAGTGTGACAGCATCAGCTGATTTCCTAATCCACGGGTAAAACTAGTATTGGCAGCCATCTCGCGAAATTGTTCATCATATAGCAACTTCCAGTCGAAATTTCGATATCTCGCAAATGCTGTCTGGTAATCGACCAGTATTTTGCCGACGTCCTTAACCAGCCAGTGCCCGGTTTCCTTCGCTTGACCGATTAGATTCGGTTTCAGCCGATACGCCCCATGAACCGCTGCACCTGATTTGGTTTTCACACAGCCCTCGCTTTCTCAAATGAAGGATACCAATCATGTTCGACATTACCAAGCTTGCCGCGACCGAAACCTCGACCGTGGAACTCGTCGGCGGCGATGACGCCCCGATTTACGACGACAGGGGGAAGCGGCTCTCGATCACGGTCTACGGTCCGGGTTCGAAGGTCTACCAGCGCGCGCAGGCCCGCCAGCAAAACCAGCTGATGGACAAGATCAAGAAGCGCGGAAAGATGGACCAGTCGGCCGAGGAAAAGCTCGCCGAACAGGCCGACTTCCTCGCTGCCTGCACGCTCAGCTTTAATGGCTTCACCTATCCGCCCGCTGAAGGAATTGAAGGCGCAGAGCACTTCCGCAAGGCCTATGCCGATCCCTCTATCGGCTTCATCGCCGCCCAGGTCGCAGCTCACATCAATGACTGGGCAAATTTTACGAAGAGCTCGGAGCAGAGCTGAGCCTCTATGTCCGGCAACTGGCTTGGCTTGGCACAGCGCCAAAGCCGCGAAATACCAAGCACCCAAAGCCCGAGCCAGACAGCGAACCGCTGACACGGCTGCAGCGCATGGCTATCGACGATCTGACGCCGGACTTCCCAGCCATCCGCACCCCTTGGGTGATTGATTGGCTAATGGAAGTGGGCCCAACCGATCCCGGTGCCATGGGCGCAGTGCCCATCTCATGGGGCTCTATAGGCTATTGGCAGCAGTGCACGGGGCTCGACTTGCCGCCGTGGATTGCTCGCCTCCTGCGGCGCCTTTCGGCAGAGTTTGTTGCCGAAACCGTCCGTGCCCGCGAACCTGATTGCCCGCCGCCCTGGGCAGCAACGACAAATCTCAACCGTTATGAAGTCTCCCGGAAAGTAACCAACGCCTTCCGGGCGCTGATAATGTCGAAGGGAGACTAGCAATGCGCGCCGGCACCCTCGAGATTGAGATGATCACCAACGTCGCCCGTCTCCAAAAGGAGATGGCTGACATCAAGCGGTCAGTTGCAGGCGCCATGGGGGATGTGGCAGCTTCATCATCTCAGGCCGACCGGGCCATCGAGGCTGTCGGCTCGCGCGGCATGACCCGCATGGGCGGTTCGGCAAAGCTCGCCGGCCATCAGATGCAAAATCTCGTGTATCAGCTCAACGACGTGGTGGTGAGCCTGTTCTCCGGCCAGAAGCCGATGACCGTGTTCATGCAGCAGGGCAGCCAGATCGGCCAGATCGCCATGCAGGCAGGTGTCGGTATCGGCGGGATGGCGCGGGCGGT